GAGCGCGCATCGCCTTGTGTATCCGTCTCTTGTTGTGCTGTTTCATCGTTCTCTCTCTTTCCTGGTGTGACATTTCGTGCTCTCAACATGTTCCTGATCTCATCGATGCCTGCCAGGGCCTCTACAACGCGTGATTGGAGCACGCCGCCGGTCTCGTCCTCGTCTTCTTCTTCTCCCTCCGCTTCATCGAACCAGTCGTCCTCCTCGATCTCATCGTCTCCCTCCAGATCGATCTCGACAAACGAGTCGCCCATCGAGACGCGTAGCAGGCCCTTACCATTGGCCGTATCGATAGCCGTCAGCGCGTGCGACATGCCAGCCAGGCTCTTCTGATTGCTGCCAAACACCGTTTGCGCCTGTGACCACGCTTTATCGAGCAGGCCGTCCGTCTTTGCCTGATCGCCCGAATGGATGGAATTAGCAATCTGGTTGAATGTGCTCGCGAGTTTGCCAGCCGCCGCCGCTTGTGATGCCGTCCACTTCTTGCCGATCTTGCGCGCCGCCATCTTCTCGAAACGTGCCGCCATCTTCGTTACGCGTGCGGCTACTCGCTGACCGGCGGCCACTTTCGCTGTGGTGGTCTTCGCCTTGCTGGTGGTCTTCGCGGCTTTCGTCTTGGGCGTCTTGGGCGTGTTCTTCTTGGCACTGGCATAATTGCCAAACTCGCCATTCGGCCCACGCACGGGATCAGAGCGCAGCAGTCCAGGCACCTCAAAGCGGGTGGCAGCGTCGAGTTCGTCGACGCTCTTATCTGCCTCATCCATCGCGGCGTCCAGCACATCACCGACATCGCTCTGCCCTGTATTTGCGCCCTGAGTGCCCCCTTGCGCCGTCGTTGTGTCACCCGACTGCTCGCCACTGCCATCTCCCTGCGCATCGCCTGCCGCTGGCTGCTGTGCCGCGTTGATAAATGCCGCTTTCGTGGCAGCCTGCACCTCTGGATCTGCCAGGGTGTCGATCATGACAGGGCCAGTCTTCGTCATCATGAATGGTGGCACCTCAATGTCGCCAAAGATCGGCAAATGCATGGCGCGAGCTGCCTGGGTCGGTGACTGGATGCCCGCGTTGACGAGCGTGCTGTACGCGGTGGCCTGCGAGGCGAAATCCTCTACCTCGCCAAAGCCCTTCCATTTGGCGATGAAGCGCGTCTCTTTGAAGAACTTCTGCAAGATAAATGTGAAGAGTTTGGCGTAGCGGTTCATGAGCGGTCCCATCGCGCGCCGGTAGACCACATTCTCCTGCGTCTCGCCCGTGGCCCGGTTCACATCGTCCGTGAACGCCAGTTCGGCCATCGTCAGGCCGTGGCAGGCAGCGGTGATATTCAATATGAACTTGTCCATATCGACATGGATGTCAGGATCAAGCACTGACTTGTACTCGAAACCGCGTGGCAGCACCTTGAGGCGTGCGCGCAGTTCGTCGCTGCCCGCCATCAGGTTGTTGAGTTGCATCTCCCAGGTCTCGATCTCATCCTGTGACCACTGCACATCCATGCTTGGCGTCACGAAGCCCGGTGGCAGATTGCCATCTGTGAAGTGCGCCAGGTCTTTGGTGAGCTTTCTAAGCGCGATGTTGATATTCAGGATGATCTTCTCGACGCGTGAGCGACCATAGACGCTATCGGTGCGCTCTGTCTCCTTGAGGTAGATTAGGTCATCATTAGTCAGAAACGTCGAGGGCAGTCCGTAGGCAAACTGCTCAAACGCAGGCCACGGTGGCATCGGTTTGCGCCCCCGGTCATCGATGAGGGGTTTAATCATCACCCCGTCGATCAGATCGAGCGCATATGGACGCCCGATGCGATCCTTGCGCACGTAGATGGCTACGGCGTCGATCTCAAGCTGATCCTTCACAGCCATCTGGAGCCAGGAGTGCAAATCGTGATCCTTGTCGGGGTAGGCGAAGAAATCCATGTAGAACTTGATATCATCCTCGTAGTCGGAGATATCCATCGCCTCATCCATCAGTTCGGGGCGCGGCTCGATCACCAACTCAAGCTTGCTCACGTAGTCGAACCATACTTGCTGCGCTAACTGGATGCCGTAGTACGAACTGGCCAGCGTGCGCAGATCCGCGAAGTTGTACTGCTCGGTCGAGCGCGGAAGCTGAGCAATATTGTACCCGATGGGGTAATTCCAACCCCTCGGACCCGTCTCAGGTGTCAGTCCAGGGATAGGCGCAATCGAAGCACCTGGTGCGTACATGGTCGCCTGGTTTGCCTGCGGCCCCAGGTGCTGGTACATGGCGGCAACCGTTGCGTCCGAAACTGGACGGAAGTTCGTCGCGCCTGGGCGAATGTTGGGCACCCGTTGCGCGCGTTGCTCTTGTGGGCGTGGCTGTTCTATCACTGCTGTTGGGCGCTGTGGGCGCTTGTGTCGTCTAGTCATTTACCAGAATGCCTCCGTCATCTTCTTTCGCGCTTTTTCGCGTGCCTCCTGGCGGTGCTTCAGTTCCATGGTTAGATCAGATGCGAGGTACCCAAATGTGAGTTGATCGCATATCATCGAAATGGTGTCCACCTGATCGTCATGAGCAGCCATAGGGAACACTAACAGTTCATCTTCCCACTCTTGTAGCCAGTGAGCGTGTTTAGGATGATAAACACGCCCGCCCTCGTAGAATACCGATGCAGTACTAGCCCTGCTCACCTTGTCCCTGACTGGTTTGTATTCGCGTACTGGCAGCCCCTGTTGAAACAATTGTTGGATAATGGCCAGTTGATACGCGACGCTTTCAATCTGGATATAGACCGGGTGATAGAGTTGATAGAGCACATGGATCTGTTTTTGCTGCTCAGGATTGTCGAGGTGCTCGCGTACCCGATCGAGGAGAAGTATTTCGCGGTCAGGGGTAATTGCCCACACAGACATCACGGTATAGTCCGCAGATTGCTTCTGCGAGATAGCCAGATCCACCGTGATAACTTTCTGGCATTGCTCCATCAGCACCCGTTTGGACTGCTGTTCTGGCAAATCGAGAGTATAGTGTGCGCCCTCCTGAGAGAAGTAACGCAGCCATTGTTTCTTGAATGTGCCACCAGAAGCAGGGACCGGGCGCTGTTGATAAAGTGCAGCATAGCCAATAGAACCATGTGTATGCTTAGCTTTCTCCAGAACCGATCGCGGGAAACGCGCTTCCCACAACAATTCCCCTGCCTCGGTGCGTTTATCTCGCGAGATTTGTTTGCCTCATGGCAGCGAAGTAAAACGATCCGATCCTAGTTCGTATTCAGCGGACAAATTAAGATGCACCCATTCGCCATCGTTCCCATCAAGGATATGCCCACTCACATCATTCATATGGATGCGCTGACCCACAACTACCATCGCACTTTTTCGTTGATCGTTGGGGCGCGTTGACCAGGTGTTATCAAACCAGTCAACGGCTGATTCACGTTTCGCGGTGCTTTCCTTTTCGTCAATGTTATGGGGATCGTCCAGAATGCCGATGTCAAAACCCTCACCCGTCGTGCTCGAACCGACCGAGACAGCCATCCTTGATCCGCCACAATCGTTGTCGAATTTCATCTTTGCGTCCTGATCCTTTGTGAGCGTAAACATGTGCCCATAACGCGACCGCCACCAGGGCGACTTAATCAGGCGACGATGACGCAGATTATCGCGGGTTGCCAGATTGAGTGCATAGGAAGCGCAAAGAAACTTGACCGAGGGATCATTCAACCAAACCCAAGCAGGCCAGAGCACATTGATAAAGTTGCTTTTTGCGTGGCGAGGCGGCATGTTGACGAGCAAACGCCGGATGTCACCAGCGTAAACCGCGCTTAGGTGCTCGGCCAACGCGTCCAGGTGCCAACCAGGAACAAACGGTTTCGATGGCTCTAAAATGGGCCACGCCTGCCGCACAAAGGCCATGAAGTCGTCAACAGCATCAAATTGTTCAGCGAGTTGCCGATCATAGGAGAGGGATGCAACCATCAGCCCACCTCCCCTTGCGGATCGGGGGCAGCCAACAATTGACGCATCTCCGCGCGCTTCCATGCAGGGAGCTTCGCGACATCCACATAGATACCCTGGCTGGAATCATCCTCAGCAGGTGCGGTCACAAGCACCTTGACGTACTGAGAGAGAGAGTCAGCAAGTAACTTGTGTTCGTTTAAAGTCAGCGCATCAACATTGACATTATTGCCAAGCAAGCGTAACCCAGCGCGGGCAATAGCAATGGCACCAGCGGGCGCTGCCGGAGGCGAATGCAGAAAAGTTACCGGG